ACGCTGCGTTCGCGATAGAACGATCCATCCTGGAGACACATCGGAAATTGGGACTCAGCCGTTGGCTGTTTCTCATAGTACGTGTGAACTCCGTCATGAGCTGTTTCATTGAAACTGTTTGTGGGTTTGGACCTTTCCCTCTCTGTGATCAGTTTGGTTGAGATTGATTAATATTTGGAAGGATTGTTTGTGAGATGTTGCATGTACATTGTTAGCTCCCGTGAGGGAGACTCTTGTGGCTTGACCCTTGGGCGTCACCACTTGGGATAAGGGTGTGAAATCCCCTAGCGTTGGTGTATATGCAATTGCTCACAGATATCAATTTCGAGTATTAATTGATAGGTGGTGGTGCTGTCACTTTAAATTCAGTACTACTTTTCTGCGTTATGTTGTAAACGTAGCGGTTTGATCGCTGGAGGATCGGTTATATTTGTAGGCTCATACCTAAGGAACCTGCCCCTGCTTGGGTAAAGTCGTCTATTCCGGGACGTTAAAAGACGGACGTTGGAAAAACTTTCACTATGGCTACAACTAATGAATATCTCACCGCGCTTTATCAAAGTCCTCTGTTTATTGATGATAGAAATCAAAAGATTATTGATATGATTAATGATGGTGAATTATTTTTGGTTGATATAGATAATAATAAGATAACCATTGATGAAATATTTATGGTTAATGAGTGTGATAATGATATAATTGTTAATGGTTGTTTTCAGATGGAGGAGCAATTAGTTAGTAAGATTGGTGCAATGTTACCTATAATAGGGAATGTGGCGAAGTCGTTGTTTCCTTCACCTGGTATTAAAGATACACCACATGTAGTTTCATCTGTAGCAGGTGACTATTCAACTTGTAATTTGCCAAAGGAAGTTGCAAGTCTTGCACTGCGTGATGATGATGAAGTCTCGGATCAATCAGATTTAATGTCTAGTACTTTTGCGGACAGTATGCGTTTATTGAGTATTCCGGAGAGAGCTAAGATACCCACACGCATTGCTGTTTTAACTTGGAATACTACTTTGGTGGGAGGTTCTTTACTAGAACAATATAGTGTTGATCCTATGCAAACATATACAACAACGGGCGTACAAGTGGATAATACTCCATTGTCATATTTTGGTTATTTGTACAATTATTGGCGTGGTGGACTACGTTTTACTGTTGAATGTATGTCAACGAGATTTCACCAAGGTCAGTTATATGTGGCCTTTAATCCTAATTTGAGTGCTATGACGTTTAGTCAAGCAAGAAATTGCACATCTGCTACTTTGGATTTGGGGTTTAATAATAGGACTTCATTGGATATACCTTATGTTTCAAGTGCTGACTATTTGGAAGTGCGAAATCACAGTAATGTGATACCTACTATTACCCAAACTTTGGGTATTTTTAATATATTTGTACAGAATGCGCTTGCTGTTAATGGGTCAGTTGCTACTAATATTGATGTAAATGTTTATATTTCGGCACTTGATGATTTTGAGTTTAAGGTGCCAAGACAAGTACCAGCTGGAGTGCAATTTTATTTAAATGGATCATTCCAGATGAATGAAGAAGTTGTTAAGACAAATGTTAAGGAAACTATGCATAAGTTACCACAGCAAGGTTTAGCTGCATCGAATTTAGCTAATGCAGCGATATCGGCAAATGTTGTCACTGCTGATTCACAAAATGTTTTAACTCGTGAATATTTAATATCTTCTGCGCAATCGTTCGCAACTTCAGCGAGTATTTTTGATTCTATATCTGTTTTGGCTTTACCTTCGGCTCTTTTCCAACCAGATGTTGCTACTTTCGGTTTGAGTGATTACCATGAATTTTTCCGAATGGACATGAAGGCTACGTTGCGTATTAATCCGACACTTTTCCACCAAGGGGCACTCATGTTAGTGTGGGTTCCTCTAGAATTGGGGTTGGCGGATGCGAATTACATTGGCCAAAATTCGTTAACCCAATTACCACACGCTATTTTGAATGTTGCTTCTGAGACGTCAGTTTCTATTGATATTCCATTTTCTGCAATGTCCCGAATGTTAAGAACAGGTCAAACTAATTATGGTGTGTTAAAAGTGGTGGTGTGGAATAGGTTACAAGCTACTGCGAGTGCGTCGCAGACTCTTAATTTTTCGATATGGTTACAAGCTCTTAATCCACATATTGCTGTTAAGAAAAAGGTTGGAGGTTTGGTAACAGGAGCTTTTCAAATGGAAGAAGTTTCTGATACCGCAAGAGAAGTTAGTACGCAACAAGTTGCTTATAAATCTGCTACACGACCGCAAAATGGTTATCTGAAGCAAGAGCATGATAATGTTTTATTCCTGCTGCGGAGACCAAATTTTGCTGGGGCTACTGCATTAGCTAATACTACGGATGCGTCGTTGTTTGAATACGGTGTTTTTTATCAAGTGCCAGCCTTTATGGGAAGGGAGCATATGATTGTTCTAGCCTCATATTTGGCGGCCAACGGTGGTAATAGATTTCACGTGTCTACTGATACTGGTGTTAGTTTAAACGTTACAGGGTTTAGTACACCCGATTGGTCAAAGGAATTGGTTCCAATTCCTACTACAACTGGTATTACCTTTTTGCACATAAATTTATCCACGACATTTAGTGGTGCAACACAATGGTCAGTAGCGAAGGAACAACAACATGTGTTGGAGGTGCCTTATTATAGACGTTATCCAATGGTAGCTTATGCATTTGGGCAAGCCACTAGTGGAGGTTATAAAACCGGCTGGCCGCAGTTGAATATTGGGTTTTCTATTGCTGCTAGTCCAAATGATCCAGATGGTTCTATTTCAACTTATCGTTCGTACTTATGGCATAGTGTAGCTGATGACTTTATGGTATATTTCCCTATAACGCTTGGACAGACTAGGATTCCAGGTGGTTTATTTCAGATGAAAGATGTGTTTGGTTTGAAAGATATAGAAAGTTCTTTTGTTAAGGATTTAACTATGGAGGGTGTTGAAGCTAATCCTGGTCCGGAGCTCAGTAAGTTTCAGATGTTTGATGATGAACGTAAGAAATTTGCAGAGTGTATGAGTGGTGTTAATAAGTTAACGAGCGGTGTCAATAATGCTATTGAAGCGGGGGTTTTTCAAAATTTAGAGTCGTTGTTAACATCATTGCGCAATGGCGCTAGTGCTATTGCAGATAGTTCGTTTGTCTCTATATTTTCGTATTTAGAGAAGACTCTGCGGTTTGCCTTAGATTGCATAACAAAAGTATACTCCATCGTTAATGGTGGAGTGGGGTCAATTATGGCCCAGGCGTCCTTATTATTAGATTTTACGTGTAATTACGGGAAGGAATTTATGAACCAACTTAATAAATTTATTTCCTCCCGTAGTTCATTTCAAGGTTATGATAATAAGTATACCGTACCATTATTAAGTTCATTATGTGTTGCTATGTTTGGGAAGGTGTGTTGTTCTGATATATTTCGGAGTTTTAAATCTGGTATTGATTATTTGATGACTCGATCTTTTCGGGAGGAGGTTACCGTTAAAGTAACCAATATATGGTCAGGAAGGAACAGCTTTGCGGGGGCTCTTTGTGATATTGTTATGTATTTTATAGAGGTTCTGTTTGAAGGAACTGGGTTTGGTGCTGAGTATTTACAGATATCAAAGCAAGAGCTTAGTTGTTTTATTCAGGAAGTTAATGAGTGTCAAATGGTTAATGCATTTACTCCACAAACTATAATGAATGTTGCCGTGAGAACTAAGTTGGAAGATTTGGTTGTTCGAGCAGTACGAATTAAAAAATTCAGTGGGTTGAATACTCGTGTTCAACCTGAAGCCATTAAAAGTTCAGATATTGTTATGAAGTGGTCTACAATGGCAAGTAAGGTTGAATACGTGTCACGAACACCGCCAGTGGGAATTGCGTTGGTGGGTGATAGTAACGTTGGGAAATCCTTTTTGGCGGGTCAGATTTTGGCAGGTAGTTTATTGTGTGAACTTGGTCTTGCAAGTGATATGTATGAAGCCCAACAACAAGTTTGGTCTAAACCTACAGGTCCTGACGCTAATTTTTATGACGGGTATCGTCAACAGTTGATAGCGTATATTGATGACTTTTTAAAGACCGTTGAGGCTAAAGATGCAGAGGAAGCTATAAATATGATTTCTTCAACCTCTTATATTCCGAATATGGCTGCATTGGAGGATAAGGGAACATATTTTAAGTCAAAGTTTGTTGCTGTGTCCTCCAATACTAAAGATTTTGCTTCAGTGCATGGATTAACTTATCCTGCCGCCTTGTGTACGCGATTTGAGGACCATGCGGTTTTGGTGACATCGATGTGTGATGCTCCGGTTGCTAAATTTTGTGGTCTGTTACACGCTTTGCCAGAACCTCGTATGCGTGCTGATGTAAATGGTGCAGTTGATAAGGTTTGGACTTTTCAAAGGATTAATGTTAATAGAGGGCAGGTGGGAGATCGAGTTTCTTGGTCGACTTTTATAAGTGGTATTGCCAATGATTATAAAGATAAATCTCTCCATTATGATGGCTTTAAATCAGTATTAAGTGGTGTATGTCAAGGTAATGATTTTGGTCAGGATGTTTTCTTTGATGCGCTCGAACCAGATGGTGCATGGTACGATGAAGTATCACGCATTGTATGGAATGTACACCAGAGTATTATAAATAAGGACCTTGATAGCGATTCATGTTATACAGGTTTAACCTGGAGAGAGAGTCACTTGGATGACATTAGTCGTCTAGAACCCAAAATTACTAAATCGGTAGGTTTTGATATGTACAATTGTATGGAATGGGATAAATTTACAGGATGTGGCCCTGTTGTGGCTTTGCAAGCGATTTATGCATCACTTGAGCCTACTCGTAGTTGGGCGGGAATTATCAAGTGTTGTGTTGGTATTGTTGGAGTAGGTGGTATTTTGACAGCTTTATATTATGGTATTAAGATGTTTGTTAAGGGCTTATCAGGTCTTATGCAGGGGACTCAATATGATGGTTCATCAAAAGTGAGGGTAAAGCCTAGAGCTAAACCGAGTAAAGGTTTGCTCCAAGGTCTGGATGATAAGAAGAATAAAGTTAGACGTTGTGTACGTGTCATACGTATATGGGACCAGGAGCGGGAAATCGTTGTTGGTGGTATGTATTGTATGATGTTTGAAGGTAAAGCTGCACTTGTTCCAAACCACTTTTATTTATCGTTACAAGATAAACGGAAAAGTGGTATGGATGTGATTGTGCAAATTGAGAAAATTAATACTCGGAATGAGAATGTGGGTTGGATTAAGGTCGAATTTACTGACAATAATAGTGCTCAAGTTCAAACGCACGGGAAAATACAAGGAGGAGATTTGTTGGATTTACGTGTTGTTTATTTTCATAATGCTAATATTAATGGGAGTCCAAAGATTCGTCAATTTATTCCTTCGCTTAAGGAGTTTATGAGCGTTATTAATGGTCGGGAGTTACCAGCGGATGTAATGGATTCCGAAGTGGTTGATGATATACCAGTTATTTTGGGTGGAAAGTTAGTCGATTTTACGGAGGATTATTATACAAATGGG